GAAATTTGCAGGAGTGGTAGATGGTAGTGCCATAGTGTTTTATTGGGTTGGATTTATTAAGAGTGATTGTGTCAAGTTTTACGCAATACGGAATTGCAGTAGGTAATTAAGAGTTGTCATTTGAGAGTCTTGATCGTTTTCGCGGTCCGTACTGGTCGGTGTGATCTTTGTCGGCGACAATGCGCCAGGCCAATTTGTCGCCAGCGAAGCCGCGTCGATTTCTTCCAGCGTTTTGCGCACTGTTGCGACTAGCTCACGATGCCGCGACCGGAAGTTGCCACTTGCCGCAGTTTGATCGTTCGGCACGCGCGGAGTATGAATTTCGACCGCAATCGTCCCGGCGTAGTTATCATAGATGCCCTGCGCGTTCTGATGCTCGTCGCTGATAGGCCCACCCGTGTCAATTTCAAGCGTTATCCGTTCGTCTGGTAGTTCACCCTGCCCGATGTCGTCGGCGACGCGCAGCGCAAGCCCTGCGGCGTCAAACAATGTTTTAAAGCCCGCCTCAAGTGCGCTTTCAAAGTCGTATTTTTCAATGTCCATAAATGTTTATTTGGTTTTAAAATCCTGCTTTCTTCACGTCGGCTTTTACTAATGCCTCAAGTCGTTTGACCATTGCAATCATGCGGAAGCGTTCGACTTCTTTAATTTTACTAGATGCCATATCGACGCCTTTGGCGGTTGCCGTGAACGATGCGAGCGGCGAAGAATTGGTTGCCATTTTTACCGGAGTGTTTACTTTTCTAAATTGCTTACGTATCCAGTCCTTCGGCGCTGGCCTTCCGAACCTTAGAGCGGCAATAGCAAATGCCGCTTTAGCTATGCCGACCCGATCCATAGCGCGCTTTAGTCCTTTGTTTACGTCTGGATTTTTTAGTGCAACTGTTGGCAATGTGTTGCGATTGACGCGCCCGCGTGAGTTGCGCTTTGAGTCGTGCAATCGGTCGTCAAATTTGCGCACTTTTAAATTCTTTTTGTTCGAACCTTTCATATATTTCAAACGCTGCTCAATGTAGTTCGTATCGCCAGCGCGAATAGCTTTTGCGATTTTCTTGTCATTCCATGACGAATCTTTCCCGACTCGTTGGACAGCTCGAAAAAAGTCTCGTCTTACTGCATTGCGGCCAACTGTCACATTGCCACCATATGTAGGCTTTCCGCTCAATTTTGGAAACGACTTGAACGGCGGTGTTACCTTGCAAAATAATTGAGCAAGCAATCCAGCTTGTTCGTTTACAAACTTCGCTTCATTAAGCTTCAACTGACGCACAAGCTTCTTCGCTTGTGCCCGATACAGTGTATCATCCACGCTGAAAGTTTGCTTACTCATCGCGCTTATTTAGATCAATATCCCAAGATGCTTCGTCGCCGGACTCGACGCCCGTGATCGTCCATCGTGTGCCGTTTGCTTTTGTAATCAATTCATTGACCATCGGTGGCGCGCCCGGCGTAAACAACGACTTGTTTACTGTCAGCGCGTCGGTCGTCTTTGTGTCGTAGCCTTGTATTTTATCAAACTCTGTCGGCGCAGTCTCGCCTCGAAACACGCCCTTGAATACGCCCGCGTGATTGCTCATTGTAAACGATTCACCCATCGTTAAAACGGCTTGGTTCACTCCTGCGTCGATGTCATCAAAAAAACTCATGCTTTAAAATAGATGCGGCCCGCCCGATATTGAGCGAGCCGCGTTGGTTGGTTGGAGTTGGGTAGGAATTACTTTGCCGCCTTCTTTGCTTTCGGTTTTTCAACCGGTGCATCGATTTTCTTTTGCTTTTGCAATTGGCCGCGAATTATCAATTGCACTTCGCCTGCTTCTTTGCATTCAGCGTATGCCTTTGCTGCATCGTCTGCATCTTCGGAAAGTGCAAGAACTGTGAGTTTGCCCTTCGGCGATTTGTGAATTGCTAGAGATGGTTTAAACATATTTTAGAAAAGTTAAAAGAGCGGCCCGACGAATCGAGCCGCTCAAATTAATGGTTATGCAGTTGTTACGCGCACGCCGTAGTCGACGCCCTTTGCAACTCCGTAGAGAAGGTTGCAGTTGTAGTAAAGCACACCTTCGGAGTCATACCAGCGGCGGAACTGGACTGGCAAGCCAAGTCCGGGAATTACCACTGTTTCAACTTCGATGCCCGCTTCGCGAGCCATTTCCGCGTCAACTGTGCGGCCAGCCATAAGAAGCGAATTCTTCTGGAATGCGAACGCTGCAAGGTTTTCGCCGTTGGCGTCTGCAATGTCAGTTTCGTAGCTGTCAAACTTCGCGACACGCGGCACATTTGCCTCGGCTTTGTCTGACCCCATACCAGGAAACTCTGCGCTGTTAAGAGTTTTAACAAGCGAAGCGTAATAGGTTGGATTCATAAAGATAGCGCGGTCCATTTGGCTCGCTTTCTTTGTTTGAGTCAGTGTCGCGCCAAGATCAACAAGCGAGTCGCGATCAAAGTTGGCCGCAGTGATTGTCGAGCTAGTTGCGAAGTTGGCCACAGTGATCAAATTCCAAACATCGCCGAAAACCTTGTCGCCCAACGCTTGCAATGCAGGTTGGATAAACAAGTTGTTTAGGTTGATGCTGGACTTGCTGCGCTCTACGTCGGTGAAGCCGTAGGTAAAGCCGTAGTGAGTGTTCAGCGTGATAGTCGCGGAAGTCATTGCGACATCTGCGGCTGCGCTTTTGTAGCCAGCCGACATATCTGCCGCCGTTGGCTTGGTTGGGTAACGGGTAGTTACAGACTCGCCAGCGTTGCGAACATCGTTGGAAAAGTCGGTTGTAAGTGCGGAAAGCGGAGCAAATAGGCTTTGAAGCCCATTCAAACTTTCTTGTGCGATTTCGGCGAGGTTAACGCCTGCGATAGTATTAGCCATAGTATTTGTTGGTTATTGGGTTGGGTGATTATTGTCCAAGAACGTGTTTGTTCTCTTGATAAAAGATATTTTTTCCTTCGTAGTCGCCGCGCTTGTCAAATTCGCGGTACTCGGCCCAGAATTGTTCCTCGGTCATTTTGCCTTTCGAGCCTTGCTCGCCGTGATGCTTCTCCGGCTCGTTTTCGATTGGCGGAACTCCAGACTCGGCAAGCAACTCGGCGGCTTTGTTGGAAATAGCTTGCGCGGTTTGCTCGGTCGCTTTTTCAAGTGCTTCGGCGTGTTCGGTTTTGAGCGTTTCGGCATCGGCCTTGAGCGTCTCGATGGAAGCGTTTGCAAATGCCAACGCTTCGTCGCGACATTCAAGCTCACCGCGAACTTCGTCGAGTTGCACACTCAGCGATTCGATTTGTCGTGCTTGGCACTCGATCTTGATGCCGTCAATCTTCGCCTGCGGTACGCTTGCAAAATCTTTTAGCGTTTCCATGTCGCCAATAGATGCGGCTGCAAGGTTTGCGCCGTCGATAGCGTCAATAAATCCAGCCTCAAGCGCTTCTGCTGCGGTGTAGTAAGTCTCGGCCTCCATCGCTGCGTCAAGCTCCTCTGCGCTCAAATTAGAGCGTGCGTAGCTTGTGCGGATATTTGACTCCATTTTGTCGAGCAGGTCGGCGTCTTTGCGTAACTGATCCGCGCCGCCGATGCTCATTGTCCAAGGGTTGTGGATCATTAGCAACGCATTTTCAGCCATGCGCACTTCGTCGCCGGCCATTGCGATGACGGATGCCATAGATGCGGCTAGTGAGTCAACGTGCGTGATAATCTTTGCGCTGTGCCGTTTGAGTGCGTTGTAAATGGTGTTGCCCTCAACAATCGAGCCGCCGCCAGATGCAATGCGCAAATTGATGGTCTCAACGTCGCCAAGGTTTTTTAAGGCGGCAATAAAGTCGTTGGCAGTAACGCCAAAACCGCCGATATTGTCATAAATGGAAATTTCAGCTTCCGCTGTTGGTTCTCCGTTGTCCATGTTTCGGAACATTCCGAACCATGTTGGGTTTTTTGGATTTTCTACGCTCATAATTAGGATTGTTGTGTCAAGTTTTGATTATTGTTGTCGTCGGATTCCGGCGGGATATCGCCAGGCATAAGTGATGTTCCAAGCCTAACTGGGTCGATCCCTGCGGCTCTGGCGATTGCGTCGCGCTCGGCTAAATATTCCGCCCGCTTGCGCGTGTATTCGATAGGATCGTATCCACGACGCGCGAGAATGTCGTTTTCCGATGCAAGCCCGGCACGCAAGTCGTCGCGGTCTGCTTTGCGCGAATTGCCGTCATCGACTGTAAACTCGCGCGGCTTTGTAAAGCTGCACTTATACCAGTCATCCGGAAGCGTGTAAATGCCCTGCTTCGCACGCTTGGCGATGATGTACAATGCAATGCGTTTGCGGTACGCAGTCAGCACGTCCACGCGATCATATATCGCGTCATTGATGTCACGCTGGAACGCTCGCACGCCCGCGCCACCGACGGCTGAACTGTCGAGCATTTCGCGGCGCCAGCGAAGTGCGAGAAATGCGCTTGCCTCGATCTTGTCTGAGAATTTGAGGAAGCCGTCGCTCGGCCTGTTTGACTCGTGCGCCTCCAGTGATGCCGAATTTTTAAGATAGCGAATCAAACCGCCATTGATCAGCTCGGACTGGAACGGCGCATTACTCGCGCCGCCTTGCCCATTGACCAAGACATTGCCCATGTCACGCTTGCCCGTCTCGTTCTTTTCCTTAAGCGTCAGCGCAGCGTTTACTTTCTGCGCGATCTTTTCAAAGTCGCGTACTTCGGCCAAATCGTACCAATCAAGCATACCGGCGGCGATAGTCGGCACGCCGCGCCCTTGAGAAAACCAATCTGGATCGGTAATGTGGACCATATCTTGAGCGGAAATGTCGCGCCAGTTTTC